GTTCAGGTATCCCAGATAAGGGATACCTCCCGACAACCCCAGAGAGAGGCTTCTAGATGGGGAATCCTTCGCCTTAGCTGCAGCTAAACACCTCGCAGCCACAGCCGCAACGTCTGTCGTGTCGAAGGATTTCGCAGAAAACCAAGCAAGTTTAAGGGCAGCTTTAAAAAGCTGCGGGTCAAGCATAACAACATCATCATTCTCACTTAAATTGTCTTTTGGATCGCCGGCGACCGACTCCACCCACCCACGGCTGCGGTAGGGGAGTACTATCGTCTGCGCAGTGCTGGGTACATCGTAAAACTCTACCTGATCTTCGACAATTCGAAACATCAAGGTGAAAGTGGTGCCAGCCAACTGCCGAGCCTTCAGCATTTGCCATTCTGGCTCGGTCAGGGCCCCAATTACGGGCAGCCTAGCCGTCTGGTTCCATTGCGAATCCTCGAAATACCCATTAAAGGCATCTGGAAGAGCATAAAGCTCAGTGCCCGGCACCGTGGTGATGGTGTGATCGCGCAGCAGCCACTGCCAGTCGTAGGTGTCACAAAGCTGCTGACCTACGTCGGTCGCCAACTCCCACATCTGCATGGCTGTTTCGTCGGTGCTGCCGACAATAAGCGCAGGCGGCGTCAAGCCGATGCTGCGCATCACCGAGCTTACTGCGGCGGAACCCGTGATTCTTCGAGTAAAGTCCGCCATGGCGCACCCTTATTTGGCTGGTTTTTCCTTAGCTGCCAAGAGTTTAGACAACTCAGCAACCTGCGCTTCTAGAACTTCACTTTTAGATTTCTGTTCCTCATACTGAGCTTGTAGCTTCTCCAATGGAGCGGCACCCTTGGCAAGCTGGAGATAGGCAGCAGCGCGCTGTTTCAGGCCCGTGAGGCCAGGTACACGCTGACACACGGAATCGGCAGCTTCCGCCAATTGCTCGACTGTAACGAAACCTAAATGCTTCATCTCTTCAACCATAGAAGCGCCTGCGTGCGGCCACTCTTTAAGGGGGGTTCCTGACGTAAGCACCTCAGTATCCATCTTAAACGCTTGATAAGCCTGCGCGTATTGTCGCTTCACATTCGCGTCGACTGGTTTGACGTGGATGCTGTTTCTATCCCCACGCGCACGCACCTCTACCACCTCAATGTCGTTGTAGATAGGACGGCCCTCTTGTATGGACTTTTCCTCATCCTTCACAGGCATGATGAAAAACCTTACCGCCATCTGCGCATTTTGCGCTGCTGGGTTTGTGAATGCGTTGTGGTCGAAGTCAAGTTCAGCAAGCATGCTGGCCCCTTATGTTGTGAGAGGTTCAGTATACCTGAATAAAGAGAAGGGGGCTACTTTCGTAACCCCCCAAACCATTAGGTTATCTGACCTTGCGCGAATGGCTGGTATATCCGAGCCACGTTGTAGTAGATCGTGGCGTTGTTGTAGGTACATGTAACAGTACCAGCAATCGCGGCACTGTTAGCCACCGACACAGTGACCTCAGCTCCGTTAGACCCAATAGGGTTCATTGCCGTGATAATGGTAGAAGCTCCAACACCCGTCCCCGACAAATAGCCACCAATAAACCAGCCATCTAAGTTTGGTACATAGATTTTGGTGTCGCCGGAAATGCCGTTGCCTGTCTTAGCTACGGTCTGGGTTGCAGCAGTGACGATGCGGGAATTCAACACCTGCTTGCCGTTTGCAATAGCTCCGACTTGGCCTGCAGCGGTAATGCCGAAAGCGGTGTCAGCAGCTACAGAGGCCGTGCCATTGATCGGGGTGATGCCCCGAAGCATGAACCAGCCATATTGGCCTGCAGTCAACGCACCACATTGAGGAACCCCCAACGCACGCCCCAAGTTTGCAGTGTTGGGCACTTCAGTGGCGTTTTGCGTGTACGTCAGATTTGTAGCATCCCAAACTGGCGTGAACACACAAAGTCCATAGGTGCGAATGGAGCCGTTCGCACGGGCAAATATAAACTCACCAGGGCCCCACACCTTATCCACACCAGTTACGACCGTACCGGGCGCTGTGTCTAAGTCAGCCAGCGTGGTGGGTACCGCCACCACGGACTCGATAGGGTCAGCCGTAGCATACGCTTCATCAATTCTGTAAGCCATGTTATGCGCTCCTTAAGGAGTAATCAACCGGCCTTGGTACTGAGCACCAGAGCAGGTCAAGTTACCAGCAAAGCCCAGGATCTGAACTTCGGCGTCTTGGTTGATCGCATAGCGACGGTTAGGCGACAAAGGCACCATGTTACGATCTTTGTGCGGACGGAAGTTCAGGAACTTGGTGTTCAGGAAGTATGCGGTCTTGGTGGTTGCGAAGCCGCCAATGCCGCCATCCAGAACCACGTCAGCGTCCATGAACTTGATCGATGGGAAGCCAAGGTTTGCAGAGCTTGGATCAGTGAAGCGTTGCTGCGGTTGCAGCGAGCCCATGAAGATGCCCCAGAAGTTGGTGTCCATCAGGATCAAGTCAGTACGATCCGCACCGCGAACCAATGAACCCCACATGGTGTTCATCGCTGCCTGCACAGTGGCAGTGGTCAACGCAGAACCAGCAGTCGTGGATTTGCTTCTCCAGAACGACCAGGTAGCACGGTCAATGCCGCCGTAGGTGCCAGTTGTTGGAATGATAGGCACGGCTGCGTCCAGGCCCACCAACTGTTTACCGCCAGCACCAGTACCGTCGCTGTACAAGCCTTGACCAATCAAGTTCATCATGGTGGACTCTCCCACCTTGATACGTGCTTCGAGCAAGTCATACATCGCCTCTTTGCCGCTGTTCTTCAACTGGTCAAGCCCAGAGATCACAATAGGCACAGCGCACTGCTTGATGTCAAAGCGAGCAGCGCTCAGCACGTCCTGCGCCGCAACAGGCAACAGGTCATAGCCAGAGTACCAACCAGCGTTGCCGTTCTCCGCGAACGAGAGCTCTTCAAGAATCTCAGAGCCGCCCGAGAAAGTGCGGATGTTCCCGCTCTTGTTCATGTAGGTTAAGAACGCGTTATTTTTCTTAACGTTGTCTTGGTTTTTGCGCGTGCGCGATTCAATCGTCGACGCGACGATATCGCTTATCGATGGGAAAGTCATTTTTAAATCTCCAAAAGGTTAGTTTTCACCTGGAGAGTCTGCTCACTGCGGCATGTATAGCCGAGCGAATGTCGTCTCCTGCATCGCTGTCTTCACTGCTTTGCGCTGGTGCTCCCTTGGAGGGTAGGCTGGCCGCCGCTTGCTTGGCCTTACGGGCCGCCGCTGTTTGAGTGGTTGCGAGCTGGGCGCGTTTGCGCTGCTCTAGCACCTCACTTACTTGCGGATGCAACAATATAGCCTTGTTGTAAGCATCTTGCAAGGACATTTGCACACCACGGTTCGCGGCAAGCTCCAAAATGTCGGCAACATCGCCCCGAACATCGTCCATAAACTCGTTTTTGGCCTCAAATTCCGTAACCTCTCGGGAAAGTTTTGACAACTCGGCCTGTTGCTGCGCAGCAGTCTGTTGCTGCATTTGCTGCATGAACTGCTGAATTGGGGCGAGCCTCTGATCCAACACCTGCGAAACGTAAGCATTGGGGTCTTGTTGCACTGGCTGACCCAAAAACCTAGCCTCAAGTTGTTGATCCAGCAGTTTCACGTCAACCCCGAACTGCTGCATAATGTCAGCAATCACAGCGGCTTTTTGCGCAGGTGGGGCCGTGCGCAGCGTTGCCGCTGTACGCATCATGTTATCCACGGCCTGGAGAGGGCTGGAGCCATCTTGTTGGATGTACTGCATGTAGGGTTGCATCGTCCGCTGGAAGTCTTCAACGAATTTGCGACCTTGGGTCGATGTGTTGAGCGCATTGGCCGTCTCCAACTCTCGACGCATAACCTCGGCCCGAATCTCGGGGTCAAGAGTAGCCCATTTCTCACGCGCCGCAGGCTTCCAGCCACCTGGTGGCTTCTCGTGAAAAGTAAGTTCTGGCGCAAGTGCTTGGACTTCCGAAACCTTTTCATTCCTGGCAGCCTCCACAGGCTCGTGCTTGCCTG